TTACCGCCTTCCTCCTCAGAAAGCATATTCATATCTTCCTTTTCACGGATATCGTTGGCAGACATCCAGCCATTCTGTCTTGCGGTAGCATAACCCTGCATACGGGAAGCATAATCGCCACGCAGAAGTCCGTCTACATTGAACTTCACAAAATACTGCCCCTTTTCAGAATCAGAAAGAAGTGCTTTCTGCAAAGACTGCTCCCACCTTACAATCCAAGGATCAAGGCTGTATTTCACGAAATCCAATGACAGATGTTCTACGTTACTGAATGTTGCATGGTCAAGGTCACCGATCATATGAAGCGGTACACGATACATTCTTGCGATTTCTTCAATCTGAAATTTTCTGGTTTCCAGAAATTGTGCTTCATTGTTTGGAATTGCAATGGGAGTAAATTTCATGCCCTCCTCTAAAACTGCGACCTTGTGAGCATTTCTTCCGCCATAGGCTCTCTGCCACGCATCACGCACACGTTCCGGATTTTTGATCACTCCGGGGTGTTCCAAAACACCTGACGGACTTGCACCGTTTCCAAAAAACGACGCACCGTATTCTTCGCAGGCAATAGAAATGCCGATTGCATTTTTCGCAAGTGCAATCGGCGAATA